TGTAACTACGGCAGGAGGCACTACAGTCACTGTAGCAGATTTACCAGGAGTGGGTATTTATCTGGTCTACTTTGACAGATGGGCTGATACCCTGCAGTTGATAGGTACAATTTAATAATAGTAAAAATCAGTATTAATCATGTTTTCAAATTTAAGCAAGGGAAGTGTCCTCTATGGACTTGACAATAAGGAAGGTGTAAAGCTGTTCACTGCTACCATAGACAAGGTAAGCCTTCCATACCCAAGAAATATGCAGAATACCTTTGGCCAGATGCCAGAGATGGTAGTGGATATTACAGTGAATATGGATGGTGAGAGAAGGGAATTCAAACAGGTTCCCAGCAACAATGCCATAGCAGATTTTGGCCCTAATACAGTAGTTCTCTCTGACAGCAAGGACTCACTGGTAAACTATGTGAGGTCTCTTAGGCAGACAAGCAGGAATATCATTGAGAGCTGCTCTAGACATCAGGAACTCATACCACAGTATGATAAGGTGCTTGAAGATCTTAATCCAGAGCTTGTCAATGAGAATGCAGTAAAAGAGCTAAGGCAACAGGTAGGAAGCCTTCAGAATCAGCTTGCAGAGGCTCTTGCCTTGCTTAAAGGAGGAAACAGCAAATAAATTCAGAGCTATGATGATAGTAAGACTTAGGATGTCTCCAGAGAAGAAGGAGAAAGTAACCAAGAAGATAGATAAGATGATGGATTTCCTCTATGACCTCAAGGAGTGCTTTGAGGAAAGTGAGGACTATGATGAGGATGATGAGGAGTGGGAAGATTCTTCCATAAAGAAAAGAAGTGGAAGCACCTCTATGAAGAACCGCTACTCTAGCCTTAAGGAGAGAATGAGATGATAAACTTGATGGGGGAATATCTTACTGGTATTCCCCTATCTTTAATACCTTATTTATTATGTATCACAAGACTACTGGAAGCTATGATGAAATCCCTGAAGGGATGAAGGCTTATATAAATAACTATGGTTGTCATTTCAATAAGAAACTATGTGATGAAGCAGTATCAAGGATGTACACAGAGGTTAATGGTAGGAAGCAGTATATTACCCCATATAGCAAAGATACTGTGGAAGGTATACTGAATTCCTATGATATTAAGCTTAAGAGAGGCAAGATGTATGATGCTACCTATGTAGCTAATATGTGCAAGGCAGATTTCTTGGGGAAGTCAGTGCCTACTGAGGAACATCTGGCTAAGTATGTAAGGGATGTTATTGAAGATCCTGATGCAGAAGATGGATATGTCTTCAATAGGTTCTATGCTGACTGTATGTTTATGGACAACCCTATAGATTGGGATGAAATGTTATGATTAAACAGCAGTTCGATATTGAAGAATACTGGAAGGTCATAGTTTATTATGATTTAGACTATGACCTCTTCAGTATTGTTGAGTCTGACCTAGAAGCTGCTGGAGCTAGCCTTAAGATGATAGATGGGGTATATAACTCTATGAAAGATAGTGCAAAAGCACTGACATTCAGTAACCATAGAAAACATGTGAGCATAGTGCTCTTTAATTCTCATAAGTATATAGTGGATTATATTAACTCTCTTGTCCATGAAGCTGAACATATAAAGCAGGCTATGCTTCGGGTATATAATGTTGAAGACTTTGGAGAACCACCAGCATATACGGTTGGGTATATAGCCATGAAAATGTATGAGGGCTTTCGTAAGTTATTAAGCTTATCTTAACACACTTTTTAGGTCATTGGCTGGCATGTTCCCCTACTCTACTTTTGTCTTTGGAAAGTAGATTTTATATGGAGAACATACAATTTAATAAATGTCAGACTTCTTTGAAGGAGCTAGACCTTGAATCCTACCCAAAGGAGGTACAGGAGAATTTCTGGGATTTCATAAACAATGTACCATTCATAAGATGGATGGTAAGTGCTAACAGGCCTATGGTATCAGACCTTCCAAGGGATGACATGGGAAGGGCTATCATTGATATTACCAAACCTCCAATCCTTGAGAACACAGAGTTCTTCAGACAAACAGCCAAAGCTTGGGAAGAGACAGGCAAGTATACACCTCTAAGACCTAATGTAAATCCTCAAAGTGACTTTGGAAGATGGCTTACTGAAGAGAAGAGAAGAGGTTGGGAAGGACTTATAGATCCCTCTACAGGCATGTGGGTGACTGGTGACTACTATTGGATGCTTAACTATTGCCCAATGCACTTGGTTGTCAGAAGGTCTGATGGCTTGGACATGCGTACTACTAGGCATCCAAGATTCTGGGATGGACAATTCTTTGTTACACATTACCTACTCCAAAGCAGAATGAACAAGCACCACTCAGCATATCTTGCTTCCAGAGGTCGTGGTAAAACCTCATTAGGTGCTGGTATGCTTGCTAAGAGATTCATCATTGGAGAAACTTCAGAGAATAAGCAGGAAGTACAATGTATGGTTACTGCAGCTGATAGAACTAAGCTTATAGGTACTAACCAGATACTTGATGTATTTATTGACTACATAGACTTCTGCGCAAAGAATACTCAGTTTGACTCAAGGAGAAGCAAGAGCAGTATACAAGAACTCATGTGGGAAATGGGTTATAAGAAGACTGGCTCTGATGTCATCTTTGGAAGCAAGAATTCTGTATCAGGCATTATTTCTGGTGTAAATCAAGATAAGCTTAATGGTTCCCGTGGTGTGCTCTACTTAGTTGAAGAGGCTGGTATCTTCAAGGACTTAAGAGAAATGTATAACATGATTAGACCTTCTGTTGAACATGGCTCTTCTGTATTTGGGCAGATAGCAGCTTATGGAACTGCAGGTAATGACCAATCAGATTTTACAGCCTTTGCAGAGATGTTCTATTCTCCAGATGGATATAACCTTAACCCTTTGGATAATGTGTTTGATAAAGAAGGTCAAGGCAGGCAGAAGTGCTGTATGTTCTATCCAGCGTATCTTAACTATGATGACTCATGCATGGATGAGAATGGCAATTCTGATGTCACTAAGGCTCTTCTGAAAATATGCTATGACAGATACAAGGTAAAGTATGGCTCAAGTGATATTAATACTATTACACGAAGAATCTCCCAGTATCCTATTACTCCTCAAGAGGCAATTATAAGAAGCCAAGGCAACATGTTCCCTGTAACTGAGCTTAATGAAAGGCTTAATCAGCTAGACAACAATCCTACAGAGTATGATGATGTGTATGTAGGTGAATTGGTTACAAAGGATGGAGGTGTAGAGTTCACTCCTACTGTTGATACTCCTATTAGGGATTTCCCTACTAAGAACAATAAGGTAAAAGGGGCTTTGGAGATATTTGAGATGCCTCAGAAGAATTCTGATGGAAAGATACCTGCTGAAAGATACATTTCTGGCATCGACCCTTATGATAGTGACGAAGCAGAAACAATGTCACTTGGCTCTATTTTCATGCTTGATACTTGGACAGATAAAATAGTTGCAGAGTATACTGGTAGACCTATGTTTGCAGATGACTTCTATGAGATATGCAAGAAGCTATGCATCTTCTACAATGCAAGAGCAATGTTTGAGCAGAATCTTAAAGGCATCTTTGGATACTTCAGTAAATGTAACTGCACTCATTTATTAGCTCCTACACCAGAATATCTTAAGGAAAAACAACTTATTACATCCATAGGCTATGGTAATAAGGCTGTGGGCATCCATGCTACTGTGCCTATCATTAAATATGGATTCAGGCTTATAAGGGATTGGCTGCTTTCCCCAACCACAAGAATTGAAAAAGATAGTGAGGGTAATGATATTGAAGTGACTGTACCTAACCTATACAATATTAGGAATAGGGCACTTCTAAAGGAGCTTATACTTTGGAATCCTCAGATAAATGTCGATAGAGTTATGGCCCTTGCACAGTTAATGCTCTATAGGGAAGAGAAGATGATTCTCTATCAGGGGGATATGAGAAGGCAGGAGCAGAAGCCTACAGGAATAAATACTGATGCTTACTGGGAAAAGAACTATCCTGGCAAGAATGGTAGAGAAAGGGCAGTAAATTATGCGGACTCATCACTCTATATAACTGATTTTTCTAAGTTAATCTATTAACTCTTTTTAATGACTATTTTAACAATCTGCTGAAAACGCTGTAATAGCATACTTTTGTGGCAGAAGAATGGAAATTTAAAGAGAAGTTAATATGGGAGATGAAATGAATTTTGACAACATCCTTGGGGAACAGGAGATTGAAACCTTGTTTATGGACCCAGAAGATGTTAGTGGAGAAAAAGAGGCTACTCATGAGGAGAAGCCTTCAGAGGAAATAGATGATAACAACATTACTGAGGCTGTGGACCCAGAGACTTTGTTTGAAGATGCACAGCCAGAGAGCGTAGGTAATGGAAAGAATAAAGAAGATAAGGCAGAGGAAGATGCTATCCCTGAAGAGGATAATGGCACTTCTCCAAAACAAAACTTCTACTCTTCCATTGCCAATGCCTTGGCAGTGGATGGTATCTTCCCAAACCTTGATGAAGAGACTGTTAAGAAGGCAGATACTGCAGAAGCATTCAGTGACCTGATTGAAGCTGAGGTAAATGCCAGATTTGACGACAAGCAGAGCAGGATTCTCAAAGCTCTTGACAATGGTGTAGAGCCTTCTGACATCAGGAAGTATGAGAACACTCTCAACTACATCTCATCTATTACAGATGCAATGATGGCAGAGGAGAGTGAGAAAGGTGAGAACCTTAGAAGGAACATAATCTTCCAAGATTTCCTCAATAAGGGCTACTCACAGGAGAAAGCACAGAAGTTCACTCAAAGGACTATTGATGCTGGCACTGATGTAGAAGATGCAAAGGAAGCATTGCAGAGCAATAGGGAATTCTTTCAGAATGAGTACAACAGACTGCTTCAGGAAGCTCAGGAGAAAGCTGATGAAGAGAAGGCAGAAAGAAAGAAGCAGGCTGACAAGCTTAAAGATTCACTTCTGAAGGATAAGCAGCTCTTTGGAGACATGGACTTAAGCAATGATGTTCGTAAGAAAGCTTATGAGAATATTGCCAAGCCAGTCTACAAGGACCCAGAAACTGGAGAATACCTTACT